ATTTTTGTGTGCGCAGGTTTTGGGGGGAGGGGTACCCCAAGGAGTGAGTCATGACAGGAACCCGCGGTCCGCTGCCGAAGCCGGCAGCGCTGAAGATGCTCGAGGGCAACCCTGGCAAGCGCTCGCTCGACCTCGCCGCCGGCGTCAATCCGCGCATCGAAATCCCGTCGCCGCCGAAGCACTTGAGCCCGGAGGCGCGGAAAGAGTGGAAACGGATCACGCCGTTACTGGAAGAGCTCGGGCTGATCTCCGGACTGGACCGCACTGCGCTCGCGCTCTACTGCCAGGCCTCGGGGCGCCTCGCCGAGCTCGAGACGGCGTTCAACGGGAAGGTCGATCTGCTGATGTCCGAGCGCGGGATCGACTATGCGGCCGCGGTGTATGAGGCCAGCCATGCGGTCACCCCGAGCGGCTACGCCCAGCAGAGCGTCATCGTGCAGCTGATCAAGTCGCACCGCGAGCAGGTCAATCGCTACCTGATGCACTTCGGGCTGAGCCCGGCTGCCCGCGGTCGCGTCCAGGCGAGCAACTACGTGCAGCCGACGCTGCCCGGCATCGAGCCCAAGCCCGACGCCCGACAGAGCGGCTTCGCCCGCTTCTCGGTGGTCGCGTGAGCCGATACGTCGCCGCCGCACTCGCGTATGCGCGGGCGGTCGTGGCCGGCGAACAGCCGGCGTGCAAGTACACGCGCCAGGCGTGCGAGCGGCAGCTCGCCGACCTGGATCGCCCGGTGTCGGATGCGTGGCCGTGGGTGTTCGATGACGATCGCGCCGATCGGCCATGCGCGTTCATCGAGCTGCTGCCACACATCAAGGGCAAGTGGGCGCGCGAAGGGCGCTTGATCGAGCTGGAGCCCTGGCAGTCCTTCGTGCTGACGACGGTATTCGGATGGGTGCATCACGAAACCGGTCTGCGCCGGTTCCGCGAGGGATACGTCGAGGTGCCGCGCAAGAACGCCAAGAGCACGCTGTCGAGCGGCCTGGCGCTGTACATGCTTTCCGCCGACGGCGAGCACGGCGCCGAGGTCTACTCGGCGGCGACGACGCGCGACCAAGCCCGCATCGTCTTCGACGACGCAAAGGCCATGGCCGAGCGCACGCCGGAGCTGCGCACGTATCTCGGCGTCGCGATCATGCAGCACAGCCTGACGGTCGCGCACATGGCGAGCAAGTTCACGCCGCTGGCCGCGGAGGGATCCACCCTGGACGGCCTCAACGTGCATTTCGCCGTCATCGACGAGCTGCATGCGCACAAGACACGTGCCGTGTATGACGTGATCGACACCGCCCGTGGCGCTCGCGAGCAGTCGCTGCTGTGGAACATCACCACCGCCGGCACTGACCGGTCCGGCATCTGCTACGAGCGCCGCACGCACGTGGTGAAGGTGCTCGATGGCGTGATCGACGACCCGTCGCTGTTCGGCATCATCTACACGATCGACGACACGGATGATCCGCACGTCGAGACGAGCTGGGCAAAGGCGAACCCGAACTGGGGCAAGTCGGTGCTGCGCGAGGACATGGAAGCCGCCTCCAGGAAGGCGGAGTCGATGCCGAGCGCGCTGAACAACTTCCTGACCAAGCGCCTCAACGTCTGGGTCAATGGCGACGCCGCCTGGATGGACATGCGCGCCTGGGAGCGCTGCGCAGACACCACGCTGCAGCTCGGCGACTTCGAGGGCGAGCCCTGCTGGATCGGCCTCGACCTGGCGCAGAAGCGCGACTTCGCAGCAGCCTGTTTCGTCTTCGAGCGCGACGGCTGCTGGCACGTGTTCACACGTCTGTACCTGAACGAACTCGCCGTGCAGGAAAGCGGCAATGCGCACCTCAGTGGCTGGGCGCGCCAAGGCTACGTGCAAGTCACCGACGGCGACATCACCGACTTCGACGTAGTGGCCGACGACCTGCGCAGCGCCTGCGCACGGTTCGACGTGCAAGAAATCGACTTCGACCCGGCGCTCTCGATGTACTTCGCCGGCAAGCTCATCGAGGAAGGCCTGCCGATGGTCGAGATCACCCAGCGCGCGCTGTTCTTCACCCCGCCGCTGATCCAGGTCGAGAACCTCGTGCACGAAGGCAAGCTGCGCCACGAGGGCAACCCGGTCATGACCTGGATGGTGAGCAACCTGGTCGTGAAGGTGAGCAAGTTCAACGAGCTCCGGGCGCCGACGAAAGAGCGCCCGGAGAACAAGATCGACGGCCCGATCGCCATGCTGATGGCTCTGGGGCGCGCGCTCGCGCTCACCGAGCAAGCTGAAGAACCTGGAATCCTGCTGCTATGACCACCGCACTCCGACTCCGCGCCGAACTGCTCCTCGAGCAAGATCGGCGGGTGCGCGCGTCGCCGCGGGCATCCGGCGAGACGCACTCCATCAGCAGCGGCACCCGTGGCAGCACGCTCTACAGCTGGCTCACCGAAGGAATGGCGGGCGCAGTCAGCGAAGCGCAGGCCATGCGCGTCGGCGCGGTCTACGCATCGGTCGGACTCATCGGCCGCGCGATCGGCGCGCTGCCGTTCCACATCTATCAGCGCACCACCTCAGGGCGCGATCGCGTCGATGACGACCTGTGGTGGCTCTTCAACGAGTCGCCGCACGCGGCCTGGACCGCCGCCAGCGCGTGGCTCTACGTCGCGCAATCCATCCTGCTCGAAGGCGACGGCTACTGGCAGATCCTGCGCGCGAGCAAGTACTCGCCCAAGATCATCGGCTTCGAGCCCCACCACCCCAAGGCGGTCCGCGGCAAGCGCGTCGATGGCCGCAACCGCTACATCATCCACGCCACCCTCGGCGACGGGCGCATCGAGCGCCGCGAACTCGACCAGGACGACGTACTGCACTTCCCCGGCATCGGCTTCAACGGCCTGCGCTCGCTCACCCCGGTGCAGGCCGCGCTCGGCAACACCGCGGATCTCGCGCTCGCCGCAGACACCCACGCCGCCACCTTCTTCCGTGGTGGCGCCCGGCCCGACCACGCCATCGTGGTGCCGAAGGAGCTCAAGATCAACGCGGAGCAGCGCGAACTCATCCGCGAGACTTGGGGCGAGCAGCGGCAGCACTACAACGAGACCGGCATCCCGCCCGTGCTGGTCGGCGGGATGGAGCTCAAGCCCATCACCCTCAACGCCCAAGATGCTCAGCTGCTCGAGACCCGCAAGCAATCGGTCGAAGACATCGCCCGCATCATGGGCGTGCCACCGCACATGATCGGCAAGACCGACGCCGCCACCAGCTGGGGCACGGGCATCGAACAGATGTCGATCGGCTTCATCCGCTACACGCTCACCGGCCACCTCGATGCCATCCGGCAAGAGATCAACCGCAAATGCTGGCCGCAGCGCCGCCGCTTTGGCGAGCACAACGTCGATGCCCTCCTGCAAGGCGACAGCAAGACCCGTGGCGAGTACCTGTCCAAGGCGCTCGGTGGCCCTGGCGCCCAAGGCTGGATGACCGTCAACCAGGTGCGGCGCCTGCACAACATGCCGCCGCTCGACGAGGCGTGGGCCGACACCGTCCAGCGCGCCGGCAGCAAGGCCCCCGCGGCCACCCCCGACCCCCAGACCGAGGACACCAAAGATGCGTAACGGACTCATGGCGCTGCTCGCCGCAAACCGCGGCGCCGGCCAGTTCCGCGCCGAATCCACCGGCGACGACGAAGCCACGATCTGGCTCTACGACGTCATCGTGCGCGACGACTACTGGGGCGGCGTATCCGCGCTCACCCTCGGCAAGGCCCTGGCCGACCACCGCACCGCCAGCATGATCCATCTGCGTATCGACTCTCCCGGCGGCGACGTATTCGCCGGGCGCGCCATGGAGCAGCTCATCGCCGAGCACCCGGCCCGGGTCATCGCGCACGTCGATGGCTTCGCCGCCTCTGCCGCGTCATTCGTTGCGCGCTCTGCCCCCGAGGTCGTCATTGCTCCCGGGGGGATGTTCATGATCCACAAGGCGTGGACATGGACCTATGGCAATGCCGACCAGATCCGCAAGGACGCCGAGCTGCTCGAGATGATCGACGAGACGCTGGTCAAGACGTATGCCGAGAAGACGGGGCAGGACATCGACAAGCTCCGCGAGTGGCTCGCCGCCGAAACCTGGATGACGGCCGAGCAGGCCGTCGAGCGCGGCTTTGCCGACCGTATTGCGGGCGCCGAGTCCGTCACGCCCGAAGAGAACCCCGAGGCCAACGCCCTTGCGTGGGACCTCAGCGCCTACGCGCGCGCTCCTGCGGCTCGCCTGCCGGCCGCGCGCCGCCCGCAGCCCGTCGCCAGCAGCACCCTGCCTCCGCAGCCCATCTTCGACCGCGCAGCGGCGCTACGCCGCCTCGAGGTCAGCCAGCTCTGACGCGCTCCCGCGCCGTCGCATCGAGCCGCCGCCAGGCGGTTTTTTTACGCCATCACTCTGGAGAATCCGAAATGGCACAAAGCATCCAAGCCCTGCGGGAGCAAATCGCCGCCCGCGCCCGCGAAATCAAGGCCCTGGTCGAGGACAAGAACACCACCTGGGGCGCCGAGCAGCAAGAAAAGTATGACGCCGGCCTCGCCGAGATCGACGACCTCAAGAACCAGGTCGATCGCATCGAGCGCACCATGAACCTGCTGGCCGAAGACGACCAGGCCAACGCCCTCGGCGATGCCGCTGCCCACCGCGCCCGCGCCAACGGCGCCCCCCCGGCCCAAGCCAGCCACGTCCGCAAGCTCTTCGCCACCTGGATGCGCCAGGGCGATCGCGCCCTGTCGGCCGAAGACTGGGCTGTCATCCGCAACACCATGAGCACCACCACCCCGGGCGAGGGCGGCTACGTCGTCGCCTCCGAGATCGCCCAAGCCGTCGCAGACGCGCTCAAATCCCTCGGCGGCATGCGCGCCGTCGCCACCGTCCTGCAGACCAGCAACGGGCAGGAGATCAACTTCCCCAACTCGGACGGTACGGCGGAAGAGGGCGAGATCGTCGCCCAGAACGCCCAGACGAACGACGCCGACATCACCTTCGGCACCACGCCGATTCCCGTCTACAAGTACTCGTCCAAGGTCGTCACCGTCCCGGTTGAGCTTCTGCAAGATGCCGTGATCGACATCGAAGCCTTCGTCAACACCCGCTGCACCGCCCGTGTGGGCCGCATCACCAACAAGCACTTCACCATCGGCACCGGCACCGGTCAGCCGAAGGGCATCGTCACCGCCTCCACCGCGGGCAAGGTCGGCGTCACCGGACAGACGCTCACCGTCACCGTCGATGACCTCATCGACCTCGAGCACGCCGTCGACTACGCCTACCGCGAGCTCGGTCGCTGCCGCTGGATGATGCACGACAACAGCTTCAAGGTCGTCAAGAAGCTCAAGGACACCACCGGCCGCCCCATCTTCATCCCCGGCTATGACGGCCTCGGCGGCAAGGCCCCGGACACCATCCTCGGCTACCCGGTCACCATCAACAACCACATGCCGGTGATGGCCGCGAACGCCAAGTCGATCCTGTTCGGCGACTTCACCTACTACATCGTCCGCGATGTCCTCACCGCCACCGAGTTCCAGCGCTACACCGACTCGGCCTACGCGAAAAAAGGGCAAGTCGGCTTCAACCTCTGGACGCGTGCCGGCGGCAACTTCACCGACGTCGGCGGCAGCGTGAAGCACTACGCCAACAGCGCCACCTGACGATTCTGCGGGGCCGAGCCATCGGCCCCGCACCCTCTCCCTGGAGACCTCCATGAGCAAGAAACCGCAGCCCGAGTTCGAAGCGGAAGAGTCCGCGTCTGTCGCTCCCGCCTTGGATCCTTCCGCCCCCGCCCCCGAGCCTGTCGCCGTCGAGCACGTGCCGGGGCGCGCCCTGATCGATCTGCCCGACCACGGCCTGCGCTGCGGCGAGTTCGGCCAAATCCCTCGCCCCGCCGCGCAAGCCCTCTGCGCCGCAGGTCACTTCGACCTCGCGGCCACCTCCGCCGACGTCTGACCCAGCGCGGCATGAACACACGCGTTCAATCCATCGCCGAGCCCGCCGTCACCCTTGCGGACGCGAAAGCGCACTTGCGCGTCGAGCACGCGGACGAGGACGGCCTGATCACCACGCTGATCGCTGCGGCCACCGGTCTGGCCGAGCAACACACTGGGCGCAGCATCGCCCGCTGTGCGTGGCGGCATCAGCGCGACGGATTTCCCGCGGACGAGATCCGGATCCCATGGCCGCCGCTGCTGGCTGTGCAGTCGATCGAATACATCGACGCCGCTGGCGCCCAGCAAACCCTATCCGCATCCGCATATCGCGTCGATATGCACAGCGAGCCCGCGCGCATCACGCTGCAGGACGGCCACGCGTGGCCTGCCACCGCCGCCCGGCCCGACGCCGTCACCGTGCACTACACCGCCGGCTATGGCGCCGCCTGCCCGGCCCCAATCCGGCAATGGATCCTGCTGCAGGTCGGGCACTGGTACCGGCATCGCGAGTCGACCGGACTCGCGCAACACGCCACCCCCATGCCCTATGTCGACGGGCTGCTTGACCACTACCGCACCTGGACGGTCTGACTCGAAAGGACTACGCAATGCCACCCGACATCCTCCACTCCGTGCTCCACGGCATCCAGAAGCGCCTCAAGGGCATGCCCGACGGCACCTACGCCGACATCATCGCCGGCTACGACCTTCAGGACGACATGCTCAAGGTCAAGTCCGTCCAGAAGAAGTTTCGGGACTCTTTCTCCGGCGCGGTGCTCGATCCCGCCCGCTGGGATACCGGCATCGATGCAGACGGCAGCATCGCCACCTCTGGCGGCACGCTCCAGCTGCAGTCCGGCGTTACCGCGCTCGCCGAAACCTGGGTCATGACGAAAGAGATTTTCTCCATCCCCTTCCGCGTCCAGAGCAACATCAACCTCTCGCAGCGCATTGCCGACCAGACCCTGTACCTCGAGGCGGTCAGCGTCGACCCCGAAACAGGTCTTCCGGATGGCCTGCACACCATCGGCTGGGCCTTCGATGGCATCAGTGCCACGCAAGCCAAGTACCGCGTGGGCAATGGCGGCCTCGCGCCGCTCGTCTCGGCCGCAGTGACGGTGACATCGTCTGCTGCGCCCGGCGGCGTCTATGAGCTCGAGCCGTTCGCCGACGAGGCCTGGTTTCACACCGCCACGCTCGACAGCACGCTGGCCCGAACGTACAGCTACCGGCGTCACCAGCAGATTCCCGACCCGAACGCGGTCTACAAGATCCGTCTGCGCTGGGTCAACGGCGCCACCCCGCCCGTCTCGACCACCCTGGCCACCGTCCAGTTCGTCAGCGTGCAGGACTACGCCGAGCTCACCGCAGAGATCACCGCCGGCCGTGGCCAGTCGGTGGCCGGCCAGGGAATCGGAGTCACCATCGCCGGCGGCACCGCGATCGCCGTCGGCCCGGTGGCGCACGACGGCGCGCGCAGCACCACAGCCCCGGTGATCAATGCCGGCCGTGCCGTGACCACGCCCTACACCACCGTCGCCACCGGCGACGTTGCCGACTTTGTGACCACCACCCAAGGGGCGCAGATCGTACGCCCCTGGCAGATCCCCGAGCAGGAATGGAGCTACGCCGCCGCTGCCGGCGGCATCTCCAACACCACCGACGTGGTGCTCGCGGCCGCGGCAGGAACCGGCCTGCGGCGCTACATCACCTCGATCGACCTCAAGAACATCAGCGCCACGGCCACCGAGGTCGTCATCAAGGACGGCGCCACGGTGCTGTGGCGCGGCCACCTCAGCGCCAACATGACCGAACCGGTCGAGATCGCCTTCTACAACCCGCTCAAGACCACCGCCAACGCCGCACTCAATTTCGCCTGCATCACCACCGCCGCGCAGGTGTACGTCAACGCGCAGGGCTACACCGCCCCGTAAGCAAGGAGCTTCACATGGTCAGCATCCAGGACAAGCGCTTCGACCCCGACACCGGCACATGGACCATCAGCGCGGTCGTCGCGCTACCCGACGGCACCCGCTGCGGCTCCTACCAGGTCGACGCCAGCGACGACGCCAGCGACGAGCAACTCGCCGCGGCCCTGATGGACCGATTCGCATGACACCCGCCGCCGGCACGCTATCCCAGCGCATCGACATCGAGCGTCGCGCCACCGCCCCCGACGCATGGGGACAGCCGAGCGAAGCCTGGGAATGGGTCGCAAGTCGCTGGGCCGACGTGCGCCTGCTCGCCGGTCTCGAAGCCATCAAAGCCGGTGCAGACGTCTCCACGGTGCGTGTGTCGATCCGCATCCGCCACCTCCCCGGCCTCGACGCCGGCATGCGCATCCGTCACAGCGGGCTCATCTACAACATCACCGCCGTACTGCCCGACCCCGAGCGCGCCTTCGTCGACCTCACCTGCGAAGCGGTGCGCTGATGGGGCTCAAGATCAGCATCAACATGGTCCGCCTCAAGCAAGACCTCGTGATCGAGATGGAGCGCCTGCGCGCAGCCAACCGACCGGCCGCGCAGGCCGGCGCGCAGATCGTGTATGAGCGCGCCAAGCAGCACGCCCCGGTCTCCGACGCTCCGCACAGGTTCCACGGTACCCACGCGGTCTATGGGCCGTACAGCCCCGGCAACCTGCGCGACTCGATCTACCAGGCCTTCAGCAAGGACAACAGCTTCCTCGACAACGCCGTGTATCACGTGTCCTGGAATGCCGACAAGGCGCCGTATGGCGGCATGGTCGAGCTGGGCACCAGCACCGCCGCCGCCCACCCCTTCATTGGCCGCGCGGTGGCGGAAACGCGCTCGCAGGTCATCCAGGCCATCCGGCAACGCTACGTCGACGAGGTCACCCGGGCATGAGCATGGAACAACACCTCGACGCGCACCTGCGCGCCCTGTGCCCCCACGTCCACCCCGACATCGCCCCACCGGGCACGCCCCGCCCCTACGTCACCTGGCAGGCCCTCGGCGGCGAGGTCGCCCGATTCCTCGACAACTCCGCCGCGGACAAGCGCAACACCCTCATGCAGATCAACGCATGGGCGACCACACGCATGCAGGCGACCACCCTGATCCGCGCCATCGAAGACGCCCTCGCCGATTCACCCCACTTCGTCGCCCGCCCCCAAGGCGAGGCCCTATCCACCCACGAACCCGCCACGGGCCTGTACGGCTCGATCCAACGGTTCAGCATCTGGGCCGCCCGCTGACCGCGGCCTCGGTCGATTTTCGCCCGCAAGGGCTCGCACCGCCCGGCATCCGTCGGGCACCCCATCCGCCCCTTGCGGGCAATCTCAGGAGCACGCCAAATGGCCTACTACTTCCCCGAGGGCTCGTCCCAGCAGTACAGCAAGACCTTTGCTGCCGCCAAGACCATCACCGCCGTCACCAACACCGATCCCGCCGTCGCCACCTGCACCGCGCACGGCTTTGCCACGGGCGACGAGATTCTCTTCAACTCCGGCTGGGAGGACGCCACCGACACCGTGTTCAAGGTCGAGGTGATCGACGTCAACAGCTTCCGCATCCTCGGCCTGGACGCCTCCAACACCAACTTCTACCCGGCCGGGTCCGGCGCCGGCACCGCCCAGAAGATCTCCACCTGGAAGGCCATCCCCCAGGTGCTCACCATCAGCGCCTCGGGCGGCGATCCCCGTTTCACCGATGTCGCCCCCCTGGCCAAGCGCAATGCGCTGCGCATCCCCACCGGCTTCAACGCCACCAGCGTCACCCTCTCGCTGGGTCACGACGCCAGCAACGCCACCTACAAGGAAATGCTCGGCATCAGCCGCTCGCTCGGCAAGGTCGCGTTCAAGCAGGTCATCAGCGGCGGTGCCGTCACCTACGGCTACGGCTACCTCAGCGTCTCCGAGATGCCCCGGCTCAACAACAACCAGACCAACACCGTCGACGCGGCGATGACCATCCTCGGCCGTTCGATCAGCTACGACTCCTGATCCCCCACCGCACCTGCCGGCCCCGGTCGGCAGGCCGCCGCCTCAAGCACGACAAGGACACCCCCATGGCCAGCATCAAACTGGGCGCCCGCCCCAAGAGCTTCAAGCGCATCGTCAAATTCCCCCTCATCGAAGGTGGCGAAGGCGCGATCGAAGTCACCTTCAAGTACCGCACCCGCTCCGAATTCGGCCGCCTCATCGATGGCATGGCGCACGATGCCCGGCAGGCCGGCGCAGCCGGCGCAGACCTCTCGGTCGCCCAGATCATGGACGCCACCAAGGACAAGAACGCCGCCTATCTGCTCGACGTGCTCGACGGCTGGAACCTCGACGAAACACTCACCCGGGACACGGCTGCGCAGCTATGCGACGAGCTCCCCGGCGCCGCCACCGAGATCATGGAAGCCTACCGGCTCGCCATCGTCGAAGGCCGCCTGGGAAACTGACCGCCGCCGCGTCGGCCCTGTACGCCCGCGACACCCGCGCCGACGCGGCAAACCCCTTCCTCCGCGGCGTCATCGCCGCAACCGACCACGCCGTCGAAGTCTGGCCGGAGAACTGGCCGGCAGTCACCCTCTTCGCGCAACTCGGCACCCAGTGGCACGCCACCATGGGCGGCTGCACCGGGCTGCGCTATGAAGCCCTGTACCCGCTGCTGGACCGCCAGTGCAGCGACCTGCACGACTGGCAGCAGACCTTTGCCGACGTGCGCGTGCTCGAAAGTGCCGCCCTGGCCGCGATGCGAGACAAAGACTGAGGAACCCCCATGAGCGATCTGAAGATTCAAGGCGTCGTCGAGATGTCGAGCGAAGGCGCCGAGCGCGCCTTTGCTCGCGTCGGTCAGACCGCAGAACAAATGGCGCAGAAGGTCGCGCAAACCGCCAGCCAGGCCGGGCAGGCCGTCGACCAGATCGGCACGGGCGCCACCGACTCAGCCGACAGCTTCACCCGCGCCGAAGGCAAGATCGTCGCCTCGATCAAGCGCGCCACCACGCAGCTCCAGATGCTCGGCAAGACCGCCTCCGAGCGCATCGAACTCAACATCGACACCAAAGGGCTCGATCGCGGGAAATTCGAGCCGCTGCTCGCCGGCCTGCGCGAGCTCGAGGCCGCCCAAGTCCGCGCCGCCCGCACCGGCAGCCACTTCTCCGGCGGCCTGCAGAACACCGCCTACCAGATGCAAGACTTCATCGTGCAGGTGAATGGCGGTACTGCCGCAATGACCGCGCTGAGCATGCAACTGCCCCAGCTCCTGGCCGGCTTCGGCGCCTTTGGTGCTGCCGCAGGCGTGGTGGCGGCGCTACTCCCATCCCTTGCGGCGCTGCTCTCGGACACCGGCACAGAAGCCAAGACCCTCGAAGACGCGTTGTCCGGCATGGACGGCGCCGTCTCCCAGGTCGGCCGCACCGCCCGGTCTTTCGACATGGAGGCGCTCTTCGAGCAGTTCAACAAATCCAGCGGCGCCGCCCGCACTGCCACCATCGAGCAGATCAAGTTCCAGCAGGCACTGATCGAGACG